TTTCCTCGGCACAGACCGATGGATGGGGCAGGCGATTGCTTCTCCCGGCGCGTCCGCGATCGGCGCCTTCTTCAACATTTCCGCGACCAACACCCGCATCGACGTCATGACCCCGACCCGGCCCGAGACGTTCGCCAACGGCAACCAGCTCCGCATCACCGGCACCTATGAGTCGGCCACGTGACCGGCACGCCCTACCAACTCGCCTGGTACGGCTGCGACCTACGCACCGGCGGCATCATTGAAGACCTTCCCGCCCTCAAGCCCACAGGGACTCTGGGCAGGAAGCTTGGCGCCTCGACCACCCTGCAATTCGAGCTCACTCTGGCCGGGGCGGCCTCGAACTGGGACGAGGCGACGACGCCGGGCGCAACCATGCTGGTCGCGGTCGACACGGCCACCGACACCCCGATCTGGGCCGGGGCCACCCTGCCCCGCGAGGGCGGCAGCGCCCCGACCGCGCAGATCGGCGCGGCCACCCTGGAGGGCTACCTCGACGCCCGCTTCCCAGGAACACAGGACTTCTTCGGCGTGGACCAGGCCGCCGTCGTCAGCGCTCTCGCCGCGCCCGCCCTCGTCACCGGACCGCCCATCGTCATCGACGCACCGTCCACCGGCGTCCTCATGAACTACTCGGTGAAGGGCAGCGACGACAAAAGCATCCTGTCGTGCCTGCAAGAGGTAATGGCGCTGGACGGCGGACCCGAATGGACGCTCGACGTCGCCTGGAACGCCAGTCGCAACGGCTTCCAGCTCCCGCTGCGCGTCCGCCCCAAGGTGGGTGTACAGGGTGCGACGGCCACCACGTTCGACTTTCCGGGCTGTGTCGCCTCGTACACGCTCTCCGAGTCCTATGAGTCAGGGAAAGGCGCCACGGACGTCATTGCTCGCGGTGAGGGGGAAGGCGAATCACGGCTCTCGTCCGGCGTGCACACGGCAACCGCGCTCATCGCGGCCGGCTGGCCGCGATGGGAGTACCGCTACACCCCGGCGACCGGGCTCACTGACCCCGACCAGCTCGACTCGCACGCCGCCCAGACATCGGCGCTGATGGCACAGGGTGCCCAGGTGTGGAGCGTCGAGGCGGTCGCGTCCATCGCGCCGCGGCTGGGAGCGGACTGGGCGCTCGGCGACAGCATCCACCTCGCAGTTGAGACCTCGCCCCGGCACCCGCAGGGCGCCGACATGACAGCCCGCTGCTGGGCCTGGGAGCTCGACCCGGGCGCCGACCGTGTTCGCCCGATCTTGGTGGAGGACAGCTGATGCCCCGACAACTTGATCAACTTCCGGCGGACTCGACCACGCTGGCCCGGCGCATCCAGGAACTGGAGCGGCAGGTCCGCGAGATGCGGGCCGCCCGCCGCATGGTCGCCGCGAGCGTCGGCACCCTCCGCGTGTACGCCGACGACGGCACCACCCTGCTCGCCGAACTCGGCCTGTCCGAGGACGGCGGGGGCGGCCTCTCGACCTGGGGTCTCACGGAGGTCGACGAGTTCCCCGTAGTGGCACGCCTGTCGTCCGGCAGGCTGAGATTCCAGTCGGTCGACGACGGGATCACCGCGGTACCCGCCTACGCCGCCTACACCGCATTCCCGGGAACAGGCTGCGATCTCGCGCTCGCGTCGGGCTCCGTCAAAACCACGGACTGGGCGGCCGTGGTGGACCTCACGTCGGTGTCGGACGGGGGACGCCCCATCGTGCTCGTTGCCGGAACCCGCGAGGTCGGCGGGGTCGGGGAGAGCGGCGCATGCGACATGGACGTAGCCGGCGTCCTGACCGCCGGGAGTCTCGCGTTCGGGCAGGTCAGTATCACCCCGAGCGCCGCGAACACCCCCACCTCGGTCAACATCACCGGCCTGACCGTGCAGGGGTCGACATTCCTCGGCTACGCGGTGGCCACCACCGCAGCGCCCGGATCACAGGTCACCGGCGCGAGCGCCACATCCGTGACCTCGACAGGCCTCACCGTCTGGGTGACCCGCACCAATGTCACCGCGACCCTCGTGAACTGGTGGGTGGTCGGCGAATGAGCAGCATCGTGTTCCAGCCCGCGCTCTACTACTCGGTCACCGCCCGGGACGACAACCCGGGGTGCGAGAACAGCGGCAGCGGTCAGGAGTTCGTCGTCGACCCCTGCTACTCCAACGGCGGCACGGTCATCGTCGAGTGCGGCCTCTGCAAGACGGTCATGACGCTCGTCTCCGCGACGCTGCTCGACCCCCAGCCCGAGATCCCCTGACCCACCCCCACACCGCGTGCCCCGAGCCGATGGCCGGGGCTTTTTTCATGCCCTGGGAGGGCACCGTGACAGAACTGTGGATGCCGAGCGCGACCCGGCTGGACATAGGCGACCACGCGCCGACGGACGGTGGCCCGGCGAAGGCGATCGCCCACATCACGTGGGACCGCAACGCCAGCGCGGCCAAGCCTGCCGACCTGGTGCCCTACGAGGACCTCCGCAGCTACTTCGCGGGCGGCGGGAAGGCCGTCGCCCCGCATATTCTCTGGGACCCGTTCACCGGCCGGATCACGCAGTTCGTGCCCGCCAACTCCCGCTCGAAGAGCCTGGTCGACCTGGCCGGCGGGACCCGCACCAACCGGGCGGGCTCGGTCGTGATCCAGATCGAGGCCCTGTTCTTCCCGTACTGCCGCGTCGGGAAGACCGTGTACGCCCAGCTCGCCGATGCCCCGTGCGAGGGCTGGGACGAACTGCACGCCTGGGTCAAGAGCTGGGGTGTCCCCGACATTTGGCCCAACGGGCGGCCGGAGAACTGCACCCGCAACGAGCACACCTGGGAGACGGAGGCGGGCTGGTATCCGCACAAGGGCACCCCGGAGAACAGTCACGACGACCCGCTGTCGTGGCCCAAGTTCCCCGCAGCGACGAAACCGGCGCAGCCTGCGACGACCCCGGCCGCGAAGCCGAAAGTCAGCCTCGGGCACGTCGTCTACGCCGCCCGGCACGACCCGGCCGCCGCGCAGGGTCACACCACGCACAAGGCCGAAGTCCTGCTCGTCGAGAAGGCGCTGCACGCCGAGGGGCTCCTCGCCGCCCAGTACGTCGACGGCAGCTTCGGCAGCCTCACCGTCACCGCATACGCCCGCTGGCAGCGCTCCCCGGCCGGCGGCGGCTACGTCGGCAGCGCCGCCGACGGCATCCCTGGTGAGACGTCCCTCAGGCGCCTCGCCGCACGGCACGGCTTCACCGTCACCGACTGACCTCCCGAGAGGACCCACCCCATGAGCACTGGCATCCCCGGCCTGCTGATCTCTGCGAAGACCTACGCCATCGACCTCGCCGAACGCGTCATCTGGACGTTCCTCGGCGCGGCCGGCGCCGTCGCCATCGCGGGCGGCCCGGCCGACATGCTGCACGTCTCCTTCTGGCAGGGAGCGGCAACGGCCGGCATCGCCGCAGCTGTCTCCCTGGTGAAGGGTCTGTTCGTCCGCGACGTCGGCCAGCGCAACAGCGCCAGCTCGGCGCCCAGCGTCTGATGGGCGCCCCCGCCTCGGACCCGGCGGGCGTCTACATCAGTTCGGCGCAGATGTACCAGGAGTTGAGATCCCTGAGCGATGGCCTGACCCGTGTGGAGACCAAACTCGACGGCATCGGGCAGGGTATGAACGATCTCGGCAAGGACGTCGCCGACCATGAGACCCGCATCCGCACACTGGAAAAGGCCCGATGGCCGTTGCCCACGCTCGGCGTCCTCGCCGGTGTGGCCGGCGCGGCAACGGGCGCAGTCGCCCTGTTCGCACGATGACTGCGGCCCCGCCCTCTTCGGAGGGCGGGGCCGCTTTCGTGCGTCCAGGGTCATTGCAGGGCTTCGATGGCCTTGACGACCAGCGCGCGCGCCTGGGTCCCGTACACGGCCATGCTGCGCAGCTGCTCGAACGTCTCCAGATACTGGGCGATCTCACCTGGCTGGGTCACGTTCACCTCGGCGGACACCAGCTCGACGGAGACGAGCCTGTCGTCGTACACGTGGAACGTCTCCTCGGGCCAGTGCGTCCGCCGGGTCACAGTCGGGATGACCCCGAGGGAGACCGCAGGCAGAGCGCCGGCCGTCAGGAGGTATCCGAGCTGAGCGGCCATCGCGTCAGGGTCGGCCACCTGACAGTGCAGTACCGACTCTTCAACGACGACGACGAACCGGTGCCCCTGCTCGTGCACGATGCGCGAGCGTTCGATCCTGGCGTGCGCGGCCTCGGCGCTGTCGTCCACCGGCAGGTCGTGGATGGTGGCCGCCATGCCGAGGACGGCGAGCGCGTAGCCCTCGGTCTGGAGCAGGCCGGGGACGAGGCTTGAGGAGTAGACGCGGAAGCACTGGGTCTCGCGGAAGTTCCTCGCGCGGCTTTCCTGGATGTGCCGGAGTCCCGAGCGGACCTGGTC